TCCATTTTGACCAGTCTCCTGCCTTTTTTACCTTTGCAAGGTTAGATGCTTTTTGTGCACTTCCTGCTGCCCCAGATGTTAAATACCCTGCATCAGCTCCATACTTTACCGCTGGTTGTGCACCTTGAAACATGCTCCATCCTGAAGGTCTAAATACATTTGAAATTCCTCCTTCAGTACTCATCGGATTTAATAATCTATGTCCAAATTTTTTCCATCCCATTCCTTCACCACCAAAAGCTTCCGTACCACCCAGGTAAGTGCCTGCGGCATACATCAAAGCCAGTTTTCCTAGCTTGCTAGAAGCAAGTTTCTTAATTTTTTTTATACCTTTACTTATAAAACTTCCTATACCATATTTTCTTCTGCCCGTGTAAGTATCCATGATACCACCGAAAGCTGCGGGTGCTCTACTAAACTCTTGACCAGGAAACTCTTCTCCCATCATTGGTGATTGAGGTCCTTCAGACTGAGAGCTTGCTATTATTTCTTTTATCTTTTCTATAGCTTCTTGAGGAGATAATCCTTGAGCTATGAGCGCATCATATAATTCTTTAATTACTTCTTGGGATTGCATCATCGCACCTTCCATCTCTGCACCTTCCATCTCTGCACCTTCCATCTCTGCGCCAACCATATTTCCCATTTGATATCCTATTCTTCCGCCTTCAGCGGCTCGCTTTTGGCCTACCACTAAGTCAAGTGGAACTTGAAAATGTCCACCACCTAAAGTAGATGCTGTTTGAGTTGTAGCTGTATCGGGTGTACTTGCGACAGGTGCTTGATTAAGCCACCAAGGAGTTGGTCCACCTTCTCCTCCTGTTCCAGGAGGAGGCATACCACCTGTATAACTAAACTCGTCTTGAAGTGTTCCTAAACTATCTGTAGATGAGAGTAAATCTGTTGGCCTAATATCTTGAAGGCGCTCTACTCCATAAGGTTGTTCATCATCATATTCTAATAAACCTTTTGAAATTAAAGCTTTTATTTGGTTTGGATTCAAACTTCGAATGTGTTTCATTCGCGCTGTCGTATTATAAGTGTCTTGATACTTTTTAAATTTTTGTAGTATTCCATCTCGCTCTGGCTGCTTGGGTGGGGTATAAGATATTGTAGTTCCGTATTTTTCGGATGGGTGTTTATCTCCACCGCCTCCAACATGACCAGAAGCTATATTTTCTGATGCACTTGCATGAGGATCTCCACCTCGATCACCTGCTCCTTGACCATACTCTCCTGAAAAATATCTTCTTCTATTCTCTGGAGCATACTTACTATCAAGAATTCCACCATCTGCTTTATGAATTTTGCTACCATAAGTATCGGTCCAGTCTCGAGCAATTTCTGGCTCGTTGGCCCATAAATACTTACGCTGTGCTTCTGATTTGAATGGCATAATTTAAACTATCTTATTTGATTATTAAGTAAAGGCAGGGATTTCACCTGAGCTTATACCTTTACACAAAAACCTAGTGTTTTACAAGGTCAGACTTTGCTAATAGATCTGGCATTTTTTTAATATCTATCAAGACGTCCCTTCTTATATCCTCCTTTTTAGTTGTGGTATTGGGATCGTTAACATCAGCCGCGGCTTCCGCATCGGACCCATACTCTTGTTTTGTTATCTTGTTCGTGACGGTAATAACCGCTTCACTTTCAATTTCTTCCACTTTTTTACCATTAACATCCTTAACCGTAACAAATCCTGGTTCTTTAAATGACATTAATTCCTACTAATTTCCAGCACACTGGCTGTCATTTCAATTTTGTTGCCTGTGGGTGTCTCCATTTTTAAAATATCGGCCTCCTCTAAGACAATGACATTATTAAAAGTTAAAATATCCACACTGTCATCCGATAAACAAGTACTCGTATCATATTTAAAATTGGTTGTTGAAGAAGAGTCATAGACGGTAGTGGTCACGGCTAATGAACTTCCATGAATGTTGTAAATTTTAAGCGTTTTAATAACGGCCGTTGTCGCATCGGGACAGGTATACATATCATCCTTTGAAGCGGATGAAGTAATAATTGCTTGAATATTCTTATATACATTTGCCATTAAGCTAGAAACCAGTTCAATCGTTCCTGATCTTCCTTTTGTTGTTGTAAAAACGTTGAGTTAAGTTGTTCAACAATTCCACTCAACGCTCTTGAAATTTGTTTCTGGTTAGAGAAATCATATTCTTCTTTGGGTTCAGGTATTTTAATGAGTATCTTGGCCATTATCTCATTCCGTCTGGTTTAACATCCAGCCTCATAGTTCCAAATCTCCATGTTTCATCGACCGCGCTGTTGGCAATCTTCACACTTGCAAACCTTCCTCGAGCTCGAGTATTAAACTGAGTTGAAGAAGAAGTCACGGTGAAAGGACTATAAATACTTGTGGTTGCGGTACTGGATGGGAAGCGTTTAAGATTTAAAGTCACTGTTGCATTCCCTGTCAATGTTTTAAAGTCAGGTAAGAACCTGCTGATCGATAAATAATGTTGACCTGCTCCTCCAACGTCTAAATCAAAGTCATAGGATTCTAAACTGCCTGCTATAGCCGTACTTGATCCATCTGGATTAATTTGATTACTACCCACTTCCTGTTCAAAATAAACCGTTTGGCCTAAACCTGTTTCACCGATGACACTCGGAAAGGTTCCTGTTGCCGTGGAATCAAATTTAGTTGAATGAGGATTCGGATAAATAGCAGCGGGCATCCATGAAGTTCTTGCTTCGGTACCTGGATACCACACCCCTCCTGGAATTTTATTTTGTGCACTCCCTGCTGATTCTCCAAAATTATAGACTGCGTAACGATCATTATAGCTTGCACCTTCCGTTGGATAATACCATACGACTTCGGTAAATAAATTATTAATCGCGCCACAGACCTGTTGACCTTTAGTCGTATCAAAATCATCATAAACATAATCTTCAATCGTACAGCTTAAAGATTTAACAGTACCATCGAAGAGGAAGAATCCTTTTGTGCTCATCCAGTAGGCTACACCATCAATTTCTACGACAGCATTTTGACCTATGAGTCCACAGTTCGTTCCGACTTGTTCAAATCCAAAAGTAAAAGGCGCACCCACATGCTTCATGGTATATAAAGCGGTATCGGTCCATACCAGAATATTATCTTTTGCTTTAAGAGCTCCCATAATCTTAGTGCCATCTTGAAGTCTTTGACTACCTGCACTATTGGTAGCGGTTGGGGCAAATGTATTAATCGTTTCCTGATCCGAGAACCGTACAAACATATCATCCTGAGTAGACGTATCTGCAATCGTTGTTTCTGTTCCAAATAAAACCAAGTGTCGGGTGACTGGAGACATCATCATGGCTCGAGACGCTGTCGGAGCCGAGCTCGTTACATAATCTGTTGTAGTAGTTGATGCCCGAGTCGTGAACCGTGCTGCAATACTTGAGTCCCAGGTATAAGTTTTTCCATTCAAAATTGTTGCCAGTAAAACATCTCCAAAATTATCCAAAGCCCATAGTCCTGGTTCAAGAGTTACACTTGAAGCTGCAACTGCTGATCCCCATCCTGTATAATCTGTAGCATCAGAAACAATTACGTCATCAATATGAGATCTTCGGGTTGAACCATCAACCGCTCTGGTAATGACTGTTAAATTATTTGTAGCAACGGCGGTGTAATCAATTAATTCTCCATCGACTGCTGGAGTATCACTGACGATAATCGTTCCTCCTGCTGTTGGAAAACCAGTGGCAGAAGTTACAGCAATCGTGGTTCCTGTTGTTCCAGAAGTGTTATCACCTAAAGTTCCATCTAACGTAGTAGTGGCTGCTCCTGAAACCGTTCCACCAAAATTTCCAACACCAAAACCATAACCATAAGTTTGTTCCGCAGGCCCAACAGGAGCATAGGGTTTTAAGTCAACACTTCCTCCTGTTGCTGAAGATCCTGTACTGGTAAATGTAACAGTAAATGTGAGAGCCGTTGGAACTGTAATGACTTGAAATAATTTATCTTCAAAATCAGAATCAGATAAACCTGTGCCACCAGGTAAAGTTACCGAGTCGAATAAAACAATAGCACCTGCAAGTAAGTTATGAGCCGCACTTGTTGTAATAGTAATGGTTGTGGTCCCATTGAAAGTAAAAGTAGCACTCGAGATAGTTGTTTCTAAAGGAGTAATGTCATAAAGCTGACCTTCATAATAAATGAGTAAAAATTTATCGGTTCCAACAGCTACGTATCGGTTACCATCCAGATCAACAAAAGCGTGTTGAGCTCTGGCGACACCCACAATCGTATCGGTTATTAAAGAAGACCATCCTCCCACTTTTTCAGGAAGACCATATCGGAACCTAACATTATCAGAATTCACCCAACGCCTTTCGGCACCGACTTGAGTTTGTTGTTTATCGATTCCAGGAAGTAGTTTAAAGTCTACAAGAGGCATATTTTAAACCCCTATGAAGTATAGTTAGTTTTATAAGACCAACCTCGTGTCGAATCTATATATACTAGAGTAAGAGCTTGACCATTATTACTTAAAGTTAAATTAGAGGCTGACCCATTAATTTTTTCTGATCCATTAGAGTCGACAGTAACATTATTAGATGCCCATGTGGCTCTCGTATCAATGAGAGTTACTTCATCACCTACCACACCTGCAGGAAGATTAATAGTAATAGGGTTAGAAGTTGTATTGGCAAAAATTTGTGCCCCTGCAACTGCGGTGTAAGGACTATTCGTATCGGTAATAGTTGCATAACCTTTTTGTAATAAACCTATAGAAGTATCCGTTCCATCTGAATAAACCAACATCGTTGATCCTGGAGGAATTGGTACTGCATTAGAAGACGATGCTGTTAAAACATCTAGGGTACGATTAGAAGCTCCTCGAGCCGTTGCATCTTGAACTATATATACCCGTTCAGCCGAAGCGGGCATAATGAATTGTCGATTAGCCGCTAGGGTTCCTGTTAGTTTAAAAAATAAATTCTTTCCATTGGACGTTGCTCCTTGGCTCAGGGTTAACGTGACATCGCCCCCAGCGACATCTACTTCTATATAGCCACTGGATGCCTGTTCTAAAATTTCTAAATTGGTATTGGTTACCGTTCCCCATAACCCAGCTTTTTCACCTGTGGTTACTTTCTCTATTTGTAAATTTGTCGTGTATGTTGATGCCATAATTCTCCTATAAAGGGTCTATATTGGTCCAGGTTTGACTAGCATCTGGATCAATAGGATTCCACGTTATCACATTCACATCCGAAGCGCCAGTAGAAATTGTCAGCTCATTACCTGTTGGAAAGATATTTGCTGTAATGATAAAGGTGATGCCATCTGCATTTTGACTGACCGTGACAGCGTTGCCTGTAAGAGTAACAGTCCCGTCTGCACTAATAGTAGGCGTTCCTTGTGAAACAGTGACAGCATTACCTGTAACAATAATGACAGCGCCTGCGTGACCTAAGCCACCAAAAGTTAATTCTCCAATAGATGCAAATCCTAACATAAAAATTCTCTAGTAAAAAGAGAATGTCCAGGGTGATTGGTGGAGTCTGGACACTCTCTTTTTGCAAAGTGTGCCATAATTAACCTTTAGGATATTTATTCTTAATTGCTGTTCGTTGTGCTTGTAAATCTGTAAGCGTATCTCCGCCATCTAATAAGGCGTGAATACATTCAATAGTATTAGGATATTCTTCTGCTCTTTTTCTTGAATAATCTTTAGCATCATAATCAGCTTGAAGTTGGGCTACCCCATCAATACACTCTTGTTCAGTAGGTAAAGAAAAAGGATTATCAACAACTTCTCCAGCCACACTTACTTTATCTGATAATTTTAAATTACTATATATTTTATTTTTACTGTCCGTCCACTTAAACCAAGTGCCAGGATGTAAAGTTATTAAATAATCTTCTATATGTTTAATCATTAAGTGTCTCCAAGACGTGTGAACGTGAAATGTGTTTCATTTTGTGATGAATCGCCAAAAACATGACCATCTGAATTAATGCTATGACAAGCAAATTTTACTTTACAATTTGCTGTACTAGTAACATCAAAAAGAAATGAACAAGTGCCGTTATTAGAATTGTTTGAACCATCATCTCCCATACCTACTTCTGATGCCGTATCATAAGTGGCATCATTGACTGTTGTTAATATTCTAAATTCAGCTTGGCTATCTCCTAGCAAATCTGCATAACCATGCAAAGAAATTAACCAATATCCTGTACTCGGAAATGTAAAAACGCCTGAAGATTCTGTCATCGCTGAACCTAAACTTCCATAACCATCTGTATCAGCTACCTCTAAATTAGCTGTAAAAACTTGTTCAGTAGAATCTCCTGTTAAATCAGCCGTTAATCTCCATTGAGAAGCGGCTGTAATTCCACCAAATCCTGATGCTGTTCCACTATTAGTAATCGTTGCCCCTGAAGGAATAGTTATTGTATCTCCCGAAGAACCTATCTCTAAATCTGTTCCAGATTTAGGATCTATTTTATCAGTGTTAATTGTTGTGGGTAAAAGTAATGTAGAATTAGTTAAGGTAAGGCCAACGCCTGAAGGGACTGTTACAGTATCTCCTGAAGTGCCTATTTCTAGGGCTGTTGCTGATTGTGGATCTAATTTATCTACTTTAAGTACACTTGCCATTTGTTACTCCTTTGAATTATCCGATCTAACTTTATTATACGCTGTAACATAAGCATCCCATTTCGTACTATCTTCACCAATTTCTTTTTCCGTATATGCTTCAGCAAATTCTTGCCAACCTGGATAAGCTAGTGATCTTGCTCTTGCGTAAGCCAAAGCATCATAAGCAGTTTGAAGTTCTACTTGTTTATCTAAAATTTGCTGATTAGTAATATTAGTCGGATTACCATC